GACATTAGCCAAGTAGAAAGCCAAGCAATGCAGTTTTTATGGGAAGTAGATGAAATGTTTGACAAAATTACACAGGAGGAAGTATGAAATTGATCGGATTAGCACGTATTGGTAACGAGCCAGAGCTGCGGTATACCAGTAGCAACATGGCAGTGCTTCAGCTTAGTCTTGCGTACAGCCATGGCAAAGAAAAGGCAACACAATGGGTAAGAGCAACTATGTTTGGCAAACGAGCAGAAGCTGTAGCACCACATTTAATCAAAGGGCAGCTAATTTATGTAGAAATTGCTGATGTAAACATTAACAAATTTACTGCGAAAGATGGCAGCGAAGCTGTGAGTATGCAAGGTGTATTGCAAGAAATGGAATTTACTGGAAAGAATGTAGAAACAAAAGCTGAAAAGCCAAGTTACGAACAGCCAAAACCAATAGAGCTGCAGGCTATGTCTGACGATATTCCGTTTTGATCATGGAAAATACAACTGATGTTATGAGCACATGGCGCAAGTACGGGTTTGTGCCACCATCTGAAAGCCCAGCGTATCTGCAGAAATGGGAGTTTTATAAATATGTGCAGAAAAAAAACCCCACCGAAGTGGGGCAATGGGCGGTTAAACCCAAGGAGATAAATAAAACAAAGACAATTACACAATAATGGAAAATTGCGCATTTTGCAAATTAAATGTTAATACATACAACAATAAGTGCTCTGGATGCAGGTCAAGGTTAATTCACAGTACGCGACCAAGCCAATTGCAAGCTCAAAATATGTTGGGTTATCTGCATAGAGCTTGCAGGCTTGATCGCAAATACATGGTTGCAGAATACAAAAGTTGGTTACAAACACAAGGTGATAGAAATGAACAAAATGATAATAAATGATGCTGAGAAATTTAGAACAAGGTGCTTTAGTCTAAATGGTATATTGTATGTAAAACACGCTAAGTATGAAGCGTATGTATACCCTGGCTTTAACTTGTTATCAGCACCATTAAATGACTATCAGTTAATTAAGGCTGGTGCTGAAGAGGTTTTTGAAATGCTTTATAGAACAACCCAAAAGGCTATAAGATGACTGAAGACGAAGAGTGGGCTGCAGCTGAGCTGCAGTTGCATAATTGCAAAATGGTTGCTGCAAGACTTAAGGCAGTGGAAGCCGCAGAAAGGTTATGCAAAGAAAATATTGACTCATTACATATTTTTACTATTCGCAAAGCGTTCGAACTTGGTTACATGGAGGCATATAAAAATGGATGATTTCACATTATTTTGGGGAAACTACCCGAACAAGCGTGCAAAAGGGGACGCTAGGAAAGCTTGGGAGCAAACTGCGTCTATACGACCAGACATGAGAACCATTATTGAAGCGATACAGAATCAATGCAAAACAGACCAGTGGCGCAAAGATGAAGGCAAGTTTATACCTTACCCAGCTACGTGGCTTCGGCAAGAGCGCTGGGATGATGAAGTGGAAGTACAGCTGCCAGGGGTTTTTGCTGGGCGTGCATGGCATGAGACAGCTGCAGGGATAGAAGCCAAGGGTAAAGAGATAGGAATCAGCGCAGATGATTATCCACATTTCCCTGCGTTCAAAGATGCAGTAATTAAAGCTGCGTTGGTGACATGAGCGAAGAAAAGCTACCAGAGCAAAGACTGGTTATAAATAGACCATTAATAATGGATCGTGCTATGCAGGAAGCTGCTAAGCGTGCGCAGTGCCAGCCAAAAATTGTAAGCATTACTACAAAACCAAAAGGCAAACCGAAGTGAATAACAAATTGACAGCGAAGCAGCGCAAACATCTTGCGACCATAAAACAAATGGATTGTGCCGTTTGTGGTCAATCAGGGCCATCGGACGCGCATCACATAGAGCAGCATAAACAATATCTATGTATTCCACTATGCAAAGATTGTCATCAAGGCAGCCATAACGGTATTCATGGTCAAAAAAGAATATGGAATGTTATGAAGATGACCGAGCTGGATGCGCTGAACGAAACAATAGAAAAGCTATTTTAGTTAAAAAACCAAGGAGAAAAACAAATGAAGTCTATATTTGTAAACATACGAATGACGCCAGAATTGAAGGCTATTTTGCAAGAAATGGCAGATGCTGAATGTCACAGTCTTTCAGCTCAAATTACTTTTATGCTTGAACAGATGTTAAAAAAATGACGCTAACTTTACGCAGCCGCAAATTATTGGAGTCTCAGGGGTATACTGTAGCTACGGTAGAGTACTATAATGCATACACTAAACGCAAGAATGATCTATACGGGTGCATTGACTTGCTAGCGATAGGAAACGAGGAAACTCTTGCGATTCAAGTGACCAGTAAATCCAATATGTCAGCAAGAATTCATAAAATTGAAGATGCAGCTGCGTTACCAGAAATGTTAAGAAGTAAATGGAGGGTTATCGTACATGGATGGGCAAAGAACAAATCCAATAGATACGAACTTAAAGAATTTGAATTTTAGGGGTAAACTGTATGGGTGCTACACACGAAATATTAGATGCAATTAAGCAGGGAAATGGTACAACAGCGGTAGATATAGCAGAAAAGACACAATTGCCGGTAAGGATGATACAAGGTGTGTTGTGGCGATTATCAACCAAAGGTCGAGTAGTAAGGCAGAAGATGACTAGTCGTGCGTCCAAAGGGCCGCAAAGTGTTTATGCATATACTATTGGAGAAACAGAATGCCAAGCAAATCCCCAGCTCAAGCAAGAATGATGGCAGCAGCAGCGCACAGCCCAAAGTTTGCCAAGAAGGTTGGTGTGCCACAATCTGTCGCTAAAGAATACAATAAGTCAGACACAGGTAGTAAGATGTTGTCACGGGCCATGAGCAAAAACCCTGGCTCCAAAAAGATAAAAGGATAATCATGGAAGGGTTAGAATCATTGACGGCAACAGAACAAAAAGAGTTTGCCAAATGGATGAAATTCCATGCGGTCTACAAAACACTTAAAGATCAAATGGAAGACGAAGGCGAAGATTACAAAGAAGAGGAAAAGCCTGGCATGAACGGATCAAAAATGCTTATGGGTGGCAGGTCATAATGGCTCGTGTCGGCAGGCCTAACAAGTGGGAAGACTGTATTGATCCTGCGTGGGACTATGTTAATGGTGGCTTTCAACAAGAGAATGATGTTGTGCCAACCATAGCAGGTTTATCAGTATGTCTTCATGTTGCACGCGAAACTATCCATGCATGGGCGCGTGAAAACGAAGAATTTTCTCACATTGTTAAGGCTTTGATGGGCAGACAAGAGAAGATGCTGGCAAATGGCGGCATTTTAGGTGAATATAATGCCAGTATTACAAAGTTACTGTTGTCTAAGCATGGTTACTCAGACAAAGTAGAAACTGCGCACACAGGTCCAGATGGTGGGCCAGTACAGATACAAGAGGTTAAGAGAACAATTGTCGATCCTGGACATTAAAACACCAAGGTGGTCATTGCCACTGCTAAAGCCAGCACGATACAAAGGTGCTTGGGGTGGACGTGGCTCTGGGAAATCTCATTTCTTTGCAGAGATGTTGCTAGAAGAACACATTATTAACCCGAATCAGGCATCAGTTTGCGTGCGAGAAGTGCAGAAGTCATTAAACCAGTCAGTCAAGCGGCTGCTAGAGATGAAGATTGATGAATTGAATGTTGGCTCTTACTTTGAAGTGCTGGATTCGCAGATTAAAACCCGTAATGGTGAAGGCATTATTATCTTTCAGGGTATGCAAAACCACACGAATGACAGCATTAAATCACTTGAAGGGTACGACAGAGCATGGGTAGAAGAAGCCCAAAGCTTGTCACAAGGTAGTTTAGATAAGCTGCGGCCCACTATTCGTAAACCAAACAGTGAGCTATGGTTTAGCTGGAATCCACAGTTAGACACAGACCCAGTGGATCAGCTGCTGCGTGGCGAATATGCACCAGACAGCTCAACGGTAATAAAGGTTAACTGGTCTGATAACCCATGGTTTCCAGATGTTCTGCGCGAAGAGATGGAATACGACAGGCGTAGAGACCCAGACAAGTATCTACATATATGGCAGGGTGAGTACCAGCGTAACAGTGAGTCAAGGGTATTTAGGAACTGGCGCATAGAAGAGTTTGAAGCACAAGCGGATGATGTTCTACGGTTTGGTGCTGACTGGGGCTTTGCGAGTGATCCAACTGTGCTGGTGCGCTGTTTTATACGTGGCAGAAAGCTGTATATAGATTACGAAGCATATCAGGTTGGCTGCGAGATTCTCAACATACCAGAGCTATTTATGACGGTGCCTGAGTCTGAACGGTATCCAATCATTGCTGACAGTGCGCGTCCTGAAACCATATCACACGTTAGGAAACACGGTTTTTCACGCATCATGCCTGCGGTCAAGGGGCCTAAAAGTATTGAGGAAGGCATAGAGTGGCTAAAGTCATTTGATGTGGTTGTGCATCCAAGATGTAGGCATACAATAGATGAATTGTCGCTTTATTCCTATAAAGTGGATAAAATGACGGGACAAGTGTTACCGGTATTGGAAGATAAGCAAAACCATGTTATAGATGCTCTACGTTATGCGTGCGAAGCAGTGCGCAGGGCAAACAGGCGAGTTATGAATAGAACTCAGGTAGCAAAGTCTGAATACG